ATCAGCGAGGCCTCGCCGCCGTACATCAGGTAAATGCCGCCGCGGTGTGCGCGCGCTTCCGAGATATCGCCGCCGACGAGCGGCGCGCCGTTGGCAATCGTGAACGCGCGGCCGAAATGTCCGACCGGGCGCGGAAAACCCATCCCCACCTGCGGATCGACATTGTTGTAATTAAATGCGGTGGTGAAAATCGGCACTTGCGCGGTGCCGCCCTGCACCGACTGCAGATTGCTGATCAGGTCGGTCGAGGAATCGCCGAAGCAATAGAGGTAGCCGGCGCTCGCCGACAAATCCATGTAGCTGTAAACCAATTTATCGCCAAAATAGCCAAAACTCCCGCCGCCGCCCGATGTCGAGAAATCCGACCCGTTGGAAGGCGCGGAAAAACTGATCACGTTCTCACCGGCAACCCACAGCCGCTCGTGGAACACCTCCATGGTGTAGATGCCGGGCAGGCCGACCGGCATCACGGTGTTTACGGGGTAGGGAGTTTCCGCTGCGTTGGTGAGCCAATCAGGGGCCTGCTGTCCTGGCGAATAGAGAGTAGTCCCGTCCCATGCGAAGAGGCCCAGCGGGCTTCCGAAAAGTACACCACCGATTTGTCCGACGGTGTGACCAACGAACCGTGGCCGCCAGACTTTGGCGCTGGCCCAGTAGTAGGGAGCGATCGGCTGCCAGACGTTAGGGATGTGGTTGACGGCGCGCGTGTCGAGATCAACTTCATCGATCGATCCATCCGAAAGGAACATCCACCCCAATCGGCCCGGTGGCGGTGCGGTGAAAGGAGGCGTCGTGTTGCCGTAGTAACCAAAAAAAACTCGCAAAATCTGGGTCCCGGCCGGCGCGGTATATATGGGCGCAGAGGCCCCCCAGCACGAACGTAGATTGCCTGTCGCGATGCCAAAAAGATTCTCGTTCCACCATGACTCGGTGTCCTCGATCGATGAGCGCCGGCCCTGCTGATTGAGCCCGTCCGTCCACTTGTCGAGCGTGAGTATCTGCGGAGGGTTGTCGGATTGTACGGCCATCACGCGCTCCGGAGCGTGGCACCGTACGGGTTCTGGATCATCTGCGGACAGACAACGGCCGCGCACATCGGAAGGTCGGCGTTGAACAGCTGCGCCATGCCCTGCGCATCCTGCGTTCGCTGCTGTTGAAAGAGACAGAGAACGGCGGCCCAGTACGGCACCGCATCACTCCACGGCTGCGGAATGATCTCTGGATCGTTGTCAGTAAGTAACGGCTGTGGAATGCACGTCAGATCGACGTCCATCGGGTTGTCTTGCGAGGGGATCGGCGCAAGGTACAGCCTGCCGGCCGGGCCTGCCCCATATTGGGCGTACCATCCGGGCTCCGAAACCGTTCCATAGAATGTCCCGTTGTATATACGGAACCGTGCTTGGAAGTCGGTCCACACGACACGCCGCCACATCGGTTTCCAGCCACCGACTCCAATCGCCACCGCGAGTGATCGGCACGCCAAGATTGATTGGATGCCGGGGAGCGCTTTCTGGCAGGCACTCAGCCAATCCGAAAATGGGTACACCTCCTGCAGACGGTGGGTTTTCGTTCCCGCCGGCACGACGCGCAAACATCCTGATGCATAGGCGATGCGCCGACGGGAGCGATTGACATACCTCGCCAACGTCGCTTCGGGGAAAAACTGCCCCTGCTGATCATTCAGCAAATCTCTGACGTCGGTGATGTGCTGGGCGAGCATTCAATCAGCATCAGAATGCGGCGCCTCCGGTAATCCCTTCAACGAGGATCCCGGTGCTGGGTTTCGAGCAGACGAGATTGAGTGCTGTGAGGGTGAGGCCCACACTGGCAATCTGTCCTTGGGGGATCGTGGAGTACCAACCTGTCCAGGCAAAATTGGCGTCTTCGTGGACGCAGAGGGTGATGTATTTTGAGTTGAAACCGATGGCGAGTCCTTGGGGGCAATTGAGGTCGAAGAAGATTGGGGTGTCTCCAAGGAGGAGGCCTCGGAAGCCACTGTTGACGGGGTCGTCTTTGCCCCACCTGCTCGACGGGTCATTGTTGTATCTCTCGACGGACATGAAGTCGGTCATGAGCGTCGTCCAGTCGTTGATGCTCATCACCACGAAATCGAGCGCTTCGCCCCCAGAATTCTTAGCAGCGCGTAGCAGGTACGGAATGAAGGCCGCGCGAGTAAGTATGTTGCCAGCCGTCGGAACAACGAGGCCCTGCCACTGCGGATAGACAGTGCGATCAAGACCGCCGTAAACCGGTGCTGTGCTGGCATTTCCATAAGCGTCTAAGAGCCCGAACATCTGCAGCACGTTGCCGCCGCTCGACGTAAACAGGGCATTCGCCAGTGCCGCAAGTGCTGAGTTTTTCAAGTCGTTCATTTTCAACATAAGACGCGAACAAACAGCTACCGCATCTTGCGTGACGAGTTGCTCTAAACCATAGGAAGTAACCGGCGTAGCGAGCGCGCAAATATTGAACTCCGCATTGACCGTCGCGGCGACGTCGGGCGGGATGTTGAATTGCCCCGCCGGCCCTATCCACGACGACTCGACGTACTGGCCTGTTTGAACAGGCTGCGTGTACGGGCTCACACCGCCAGAGGCGCGGATCGCATTTCGCAACAGCAGCGCGAGCAGCGGGTTTTGTTTGTAGATCAAAACAACGACCATCTGCGCAAAAACTCTGCGCACAGTCGCTTCGAGTTCCAGCCCAATCGGGCCAGCTGGGATCAAACCCGCACCTAGAATCGGCATGGCTTATCTCGCTTGTCTCGCCCGGTCTTGGTCTGCGCGAATAGCTTTGAGAATCTCGCCTCGGCCCCATGCCTCGGGGTCCTTGGCGATCTCGCGGAAGGTTTCGTCGGCGGTGTGCGCCCACGGCATGCCGTGCTGCGAGGTCGGCTCCGATGCGCGCGGCGATTTGGCGGCCTTGTAGGTAGCCGCGACGTCGTAGTTGGCGACGTTGTTTTCGAGCATGAATTTTTCGAGGTCTTTCATGCCCTCGTCGGTGAAGCCGTACTCTTTTTGGGTTTTCGCGCGCTGCTCTTTCCAGCCGTCCTCTTCTTGCTTCTGTTTGGCGGCTCGCGTCTCATCATCACGCGACTTCTTGTCGGCCGCGCGCTCCTTCTCGAACTTCTCCTCCAGATCAAAATCCGGAATCGAGAGATTCGGATACTTGCGTTTGATCAGCCGCTTTGCGTCCTTCGACAGCGCCGGATCGTTGAAGATCGACTCTGCAAAGTTTGCTGTCCGATACGCCTGCTCATAGGCGGCATACTGTTCGTCAGAGATCTCGCGTGGCACTCATCCTGCTGACTGTCCGGTCGCCAGGAATTGCAGATCAGTTGTTGTTGGTCTTGCCAACGATTCTTGGTTGGAGCGGTACACCGCCCTCGGGTTTCGGCACGATCGAGGAGATGGCGCCCCACTCACTCACTTCGCTCTGAGTGTCGACCTGCAGAATGGTGCGGGGCGGGGTCTCGGGCGGCGTTGTGATTGGCGGGTCGTAGCTACGATTCTGCGCCATGTCATGCTCCTGGGAGTGGGGTTGACGGCATCGGCGGCTGCTGCTGCTGCTGACCGCCGCCGCGCTGCTGGGCCTGCAGGCGGCCCATCAATGCCGAGCGCGCCACCATGCGCAGGATGTCCCCGAGCTGGGTCTGCTGCACGCCCGCGGTCGGCGCCCCCTGCGACAGGTGGCGGGTGATGCGCTGCATCGATGTGAGGGTGTCGCGATAGACGGGGCTGGTATGGTCGAGGCCGGCGAGCGCCTGCTGCAGCATGTCGAGCGCGTTTTTGATCAGCATCAGGCTGTTGGCCTGATTGCCGGGACCTGGCGCGGACGGGTCTGGGCCTTGCTGCTGTTGGCGTAACGCCGCGAGGAGGCCGCCGCCGGCTTGCGGGGGACCACCAGGACCGCCACCGGAATCATCAGGCGCAGGCGCGCCTTGAATGTCCGACATCTACGCAACTCGCGTTCGCGTTCGGTCCGGTCAGCGAAACGCAAGTGAACAAGTTTGCCGGTCCCCGGCAGCGGGGCCGGGATGAGTAGACGGGTGCGTACTTAGCCCGCATCTACCGGGGCACGGCTTACACCTGGTCTGAGGGGAAACTCACGTACCAAGTGCGCGAAAACTAAACCTCCTCAAGCGTCCTGGCAACTAGCAGGCGGTCCGGCAGCGGTAGTGTCCGCATCGGCAGCAGAGCAATTGCCGGTACCCACCAAGCTGGCGGTCGCCCCTTGGTGCCTTCGCGCCACCACTCTTTCCGTTTGGCGTCCTTGCCGAGAATCCAACCCATGCACTCGAATTTCGGTGCGAAACTGAGTACGGAGATGAAAGGCGTTTCGTCGCTGCCCTTCAACTTCTCGAAGTCTCTGGGGCGCACGACCATGTCGGTCCATTGGCGGCTTAAATTTACGCGCACCTCGTACACACCAGCCACGTCGCGTTTCTTCGGGTCGCCGACATTGGGCTCCCAGTAGCGGTCAAGCGCCATGGCGATGAACATTTCACCGCACGCCGACTCGCAATGACCTGAATACGTGTCGCAGGCGGGCATGCCGGCTTGCGCCTCCCACCCCTCACACAGGCACTGCACATTGCGATGACAGCCGACACTGCTGGCGAACAGCATTTCGGCCTTCGTCATCAAAGCCCAGAAACCTTTTTCATTATAGAGGAGCCTTGGGTTGATACGCCTGACACTCATTTACGCTTCCTTCCACTGCTCGAACTCTTGCCGCCTTTCCCGGTGATGAGCTGCAAAATCGTGTCTTTGGTTTCCTCCTTCTCCGCGGCCTTGGCCTGCGCCTTCTGACGTTGGCGCAGCCGCGCGAGCAGCAGCTCGGCGCCAGGCGGGTGAAGCATATGGATGAGGTCCTCGGCGTCGATGGCACCTGCGCGTGCCAATGCTATAGCGACCTGTCTGTTGTCTTCGGCAAATGCCGGCGACGCCGAGTGGCTGTCTACCTGCACCTGAAAATTGTCAGGCAGTTGGCTGAGCAGAAAATCGGTACCGTGTTCGGTGGTGTAGATCAGCGCGTCTTCGGCCTGCATGATGCGCAGGCCGGTGTAGCCGCATTCGGCAAGCTGGCGCTCGACGCGAGCCGCCCGATCGATCAGGCTTGGCGATGAAGTACGGACGAGAGTCTGCGCATGGACGCCCGCCCGTACTCCGGGTTCTCCCTGACCGGACATTATAGGTGAGAACCCACCCGCTTCGTCGATCAGCTGCAGGATGAATTGCAGCTCCTCCATGTAGCCCTCTGGCGGGGGCTCGCTGAGCTTGTCGGCTTTTGCGTTGGGGTTTGGATCGGCGAGAAAACCGCCCTCGTTGATGATCTTGAAATACTGTTCCTCAGTGACTGAGGTGAAACCTGAGAGCACGCGCGGCGACGAAGCATTGCGGTCCCACATCACCTTGAGATCGCGCAGGCGTTTGTTGAGAACGTCCTGCAACATCTGAATGTCGGCGATGATCGAGCGGCCCCAGAAATACCCGGGCGTGTTTTGAGGTTGAATTTTGACGAACGGAGAACGCCCCGGTACGCGAGACAGATTCCGGCGCGTTCCCTCGCCCTCGATAAAAATATCCGGGTAGACCACCTGCAGTGTGGTGTAGTCGCCCTCGCGCTTCGCATCCTTGATCCACACCTCGCAGTGACGGACCGTCTGATTCATTGGCGAGAAGGTTTTTTGCGGGCGCCACGGCGTCGGCACCGGAAAAACAGAAACAATGCCCGCCGCCGACGGTATATCGCCGACATTGCCAAGCGGTTGGAGTCCGCCAACAACCATTTGATGCAGGTAAGTCGGTTCCTCCTCCTCACGCTCGTGGTGACGTGCCTCAATGCATGCCTCGACGATCTCCTTGCGCCTCGGGTGATTGATCTCGCGCAGATCGCCGTCGAGCCGGCTGATGGTCGGGAACGAGACGTGGCAGAACGCCTCCTGCTCTTCGAGGTCCTGCACCGTCTCCGACAGCACCCCGAAATTCTGCGGATGCACGGGCGCCATGCGGAACGTTCGGTTGCGCATGTTCGGTGCGATCTTGAGGAGGTGACAGCCGTTGACGAGCGACCACACCACCGCCTCGGCGAATTGCACGTCGGAGTCTGTCTGCTTGAAGTCGGCCGTCAGCTTTTCGCTGACGAGCTGGGCGCGTTCCAAAACGTTGTCGGGCTCGCCGGAGTCAAAAATGATTTGAAAGCGAACGTCCGTCGGCTGCATCAGAAAGCCGGCGAGCTTGTCGACGAAACCTTTGACCTTGTTGTAGATGGCGGCGCGCGAGTCGAAAGAACCTTGATAATAGTATTGGGTCGCGCGCGTATAGATGTTGCCACGGTCCTGGCTCGACATCATGCAGACATCGATCAGTTCCTTGGTCCACTGCTGTAAATCTAATTTGTCAGTCGGAATCCTTAACACGGACGATCCGCGCGGCGCAGGCATCGCACAGCGAGATCATGCTGCCGTCCTGGCGCCACAACATCAGCGGCACCTCCTCCAACGGGCCTTGGCAACGCGCGCAGAGGGGGCGCCTGGGACTGTCCGGTAAGCCCCAAGCTACAAGCTTCATCTCCTCGGGATCAAGTTCGAACTTTTTGCGCCGCACGGATCGCCCGCCTGAGGCGCAGGATTTGACCCGATAATTCGGGGTCCCTCATAACGTCGCGCATCTCTTCGGAGGTCAGCTCACGCAGGCTCAGGTCTTCGGCGTAGGCACGAAGATGGCCGCAATATCCGCAGACCGACAAATTCCCGGGCTCCGGTGCGTGGCGGTGATCGATCCCGCTCGCACCATCGAGTTTGCTGCCGCAATTACTGCACTTGTGCCCGGGCATGCGGTGTTTGACTTCGCTGATCTCCATGTCACCAAATCTTCATCGCGCGCTTTTTCGACTGCTCGATCAGATCAGGCTGCACGCCCTCTTTCAAGGCGCGCTGGAGCATGTCGAGGCCGTCGCCGCCGTGCTGCTGCCTGGTCTGGCGGCCGAGCGCGATCGCGGTCTGGAGCGCCTCCTGGGCGACGCCCCACTGGTGCGGGGTGACCCTGTTCTGATCTTTGTAGCGCACCTTGGGCTTGCCGCCCTCGCGGTTGTCCACGTTCATGTCGGCGACGTGGTAGTCCTTCTCGGCGATGTCCTCGGCGAGCTTGATTGCCCGCGCCCTGGTCGAGCCGCCGATCGCGATGGGGCGGAAGTCGATGTCCATCGGCCGGGTGGTGCACCGCGGGCACTCCGGCGGCGGCTCGTCCCATTGCTCCATGGTCAACGTTACGCGCAGCTGATGGGCGCAGTCGGGGCACATAAAGGTGCGTACGATCGGCATTTATCCGCGCCCCTCCCGGGCTCTGACGTCGGCGGTAGGCGCCATGCGGTTGATCTCGTCAATGCGCAGCGGGCGTCGGTAGTGCACGCAGACGGCCAGCTCGCCGAACTGTTTCGACAGGTCCTCAGCCACCCACGGCTCGTCGGTCCCGACACCGCGCAGGATGCGGTCGCGCAACTCTTCGGCCTTTCGCCACTTGGTCGGGCTCCAACGGAGCACCGGCACCGGACGGCCGTTCGCCTCATGATATGACAGACTGAACTGCCAAAGAGGGCGCCCTCCGGCGTAGCGAAATCACTCCATGCCGATATTGCAGGTGAGCCCGACTGAGATCAGCCGATCGGCCCACCAGAAATATTTGTCCGTAATCTGCCGCTCGGGATCGAACACCGGATCAGCGAGGGCGATTTCGACTTGGTTCATCAGGTCTGTCCTTGCGGATCCTTGAGAACGCTTGCTACGGCCGACGCGAGCCCCATCAGGCCATGAATGTGATCGCCGGCCCGCACCGGGGGCGGCACCGTCGGCGAGCGGTGGGCGTTCTGTGGCGCCTCGTAGAGGATCGAAGTCGAGAGGTTGAGATTGGCCGGCGCCGTGACGCGCAAGTCGGGCGCCAGCTCGGTGGCCGCGCCCGCTTGTACTTGCCAGCTGATGATCGGCATCAATCGGTTCCCTCGAACATCTCTCTGAACTTGCGCGCCGCAGTTGCCTCGTCCTTCATCGCGCAGTCAAAACAGATGTTCTCGTTATTGGGTCCGTACGGCCGCAGCTCCTCAGCTTTGCCGCACATTTCGCACTTTCCGTCGAACTCGTGTGGGTCAACACGGTCCATTATGACCATGTTGCCCTTCCGCTCAAACAGCCGAGCCCTTCGCTTTGCCTCTCCCATTGAGATCAGCTTTGGGCAGCTGTGCCGTTACCGACGCTCGGCAGCGCCGTCACGGCGTTGGTAATCGCATTCTGCACGGTTGCCGGGTCGGGCGCTGCAGCCGCCGCCGCGGCGGCCTGCACCATCGCGGCGTTGTCGCTGGGCGACTGACCGCTTGGGTCGGCAGAGGCGTTAGGGGCAAGCGACGGCGCCTGGGGCTGACCGGGCGTCAAATGCTGAGCGACGGCCAACACCGCATCGGCCGTCGAGGCGGCCGGGTTGGCCGCCTGGATGGTGCTGACGGCTTGCATTGCGATACCGAATAGCGGCAGGAAGCCGGCGAGCGGCGCGAGCGCGGGAACGTCGGTCAGAAAAGTCGGCGCCGCATCCTTCAAGGCCTGCAGCGCTTCATCGATATCACCAGACCAATCCATGACTCCCTCCTAAATTTCGAGTGCTCGTTTCCATAGAGCGAGTTGCCGCTCGCGCTCGGCGAGGCCGTTGAGCCCGCCGTTCAGCCGGCGGGTCTCCGTGTGGATGTCGTCGCGTTTGGCCGGCTCCAAGCAGCCGCAGGCAATCCAGTCAGCGACACCGCACTCCAATGTGGTCGCTGGCGAACATATAAGCTCGGGATTTTGCAGAACGTTGAATCCGGCGCTGTGGGCGTCGAGCACCTTCTGCAGCTCGGCGACGCCGTCGCGCCCGGTGACCTGGGTGAGGCCGGCGCCGCGGTAGTTCCAGCCGTCATTGCTCGGCGGCGCCGCATTGCCCATCCTTCCGCCGTACGCGATGTCGGCGATCATGCGCGGATTATGGGCGCAGCGCTCGGCCATGGTCGGCGTGAAATGCGTCGGAAACACTTCGCGCAGGCGCTCGGCCGAGTAGTTCATGTTTTCAAGCATCTCCAGGCCTTGCCCGGCCTCCTCCGACGCCATCGCGAGGAAGTGCGCAATCACGAGCGGCGTATCGAGACCGTACTTGGGGAACACCGCAGGCGCTGCGGTGACAATGCCCTCGATCAGCCCGGCTATATGCTGATTGCCGTGCGGCCAGCGCTCGGAGAGAATTTCAACGCTCAAGTCTTTGGGCATCAGAATTTCTCCCGGCGCTCGCGTGACTTTTGGTAGATACGGGACATATGCTGCGAGAACGCCCAGCTCAGCACCGTTCCCGCATCACCTTGCGGGCGCTCGCCGTTCACCGAGTCCCATGTGAGATTGCGGGCAACGAGACCAGGTCGTCGCCATTCCACCCAAGCGTGATGCGCCAATACGCCAGCGGACACGAGATCGTCATTCTCCCCGGTATCTGGCCCTGCGCCAAGCCACCCTTGATCCTCAACCACTGCCTGTAGCTGCTGCACCAACCGGATGGACCGGCACTCGAAGCGACGCAGCATGAGCGAGTCTCTGAACTCGCTGAAGGTGTGCATTTTGTTGTCGACGTTGGTTTTCCAGTTAACGACATTCCCAGCACCTCCCAAGGTGTCGGGCCGCTTGTAAAGAAACCAACGCACACTGCCAATCAGGTCGAGGATGTTTCCGAGTGCGGGGTCGGCTTGCAAAATACCACGCTCAGCAAGCTGCCGCAGATTCCGCACTTCCGGCATAACGGCGGCGCCGACCCCCGTGACTTCAAGATTCGCCATATGATCGCGATACGCGCCGCACAGATGGGCCAACACCCACGCGAGCTGATAGGTGAGTGGTTTGTTAGACTGAAATTCTGCGACTTGGACGACTCGGTCGGAGTAGCACCGTAGGACTTCGATTGCGTGGTCATTCGCATCGCCTCCGCCGCCGCCGGATGGATCGATCCCGATCGTGTACACGCCGCCGGGCTGGGGCGGCTCCCAGACTTTCAGGTTGACGAGATCAGGATTGGTCGTCTGCTCTATACGGGACGATAGAAACTGTTCTTCAAAAGTGTAGCAGTATCCTTTGTAGGGCGGACCTTCGGGCGCCAAAGCCTCTGCGATCTCCAACGTGCGTTTGGCAGGAAAGAAACCCGATCCCGACGCGATGAAACATTCTCGCTCGGTCCAAGGGTAGTGTCGGAGCATGTATTCTTCGGCGCGGAATTCTGACTCGCGTCGCCACCAGGCGATCGCTTCGGGTTTGATCGTGACGCCGTACTCTTGCTTGACATAGCGAGCCCTCTCGATCTCCTCAGGGGTTAGCGTGCCGCCGTCCCAGTAGGTGCGGAAGTCGGGGTCGGTTTTCGGAATAGCGTAGGTTGGGTTCGACCAAAAGCCGCAAAAGATGAACCGCATATGGCGGTCTTTTTTCGCCTGCTGACAAAAGTTGTACCACCAGTTAAATCCGTTCGCGATTGCCTCCCACACATACAAACGGTTCGGGTTTTGCCGCGCGAGCGAAGCTTTGAGAGATTCGACACCGGCCAGCGAGCGCCAAAGACTGCACTCGGTGGCGTGCATCATGTTGAGCGCGCGGCTCGCACCCAAATCCGGATTGCTTGCTGCGGCGAGCAAGTCGATGACGCTCCTGTTCGCGAACGCCATGCCCGTGCGGTTGTTGACCAGGAGCCGATGCTCCGCGGTGCGCCACTCCGGAGGCAACGTTTCCAAGAGCGACGCGAAAATCCTGCGGAGGCGCTCAAGGTTGTCCGTCCTGTCCGCGATGATCGCGCCTTGCACGCCAGGGTTCGCGAGCGACCAGAACAGCTCGATGACAGAGCAGACTGTCGTGATCGCGACCTGGCGACATTTCAAAATTACGAACTCGTGCACATCCTCGTTGAGCCCGCGGCATATCCCATCGATCACCATCCGTTGCGACATCCACGGGGTGACGTGCGTACGCCCCTCCTCCTTGGTGTCGATTTGGACAGCCGAGAGGAGGTCGTATATGCCCTGCCTGATTGTCGGCACTTAGGGGGCGACTGTGATCGTGCCAGTTGCTCCGGTGCCACCGCCGCCACTGATCGTGATCGTATCGGTTGGCGCGTAGCCCGAGCCAGGATTGGTGACGGTGATGCCGGTCACGACGCCGCCGGATTGGACTGCGGTTAACACCGCGCCCGAACCCGTCGTGGTATTCACCGTGACAGTCGGAGCGGAGGTGAAGCCCGACCCGCCGTTGGTGACAGCAGCCGCGGTGATCGCACCGTGCGCTGGCGTCGGTGACGGCCCGCCGAGCCCGGTGCCTGGGCTGGTGCTCGGGCCAGGCCACTGACCGGTGCCAGGATTGGCGATGGTCGGCGGCGGGAACGGACCCTGCGGAAACGGCGGCGGCACGACCGGCAGTGATAGCCAGTTAGCGTTTGGCAACGGGAACACTGGCGGCGGATTCAGATTGCTCGCCAGAACGATCGGCGGCGGTTGGTTCGGGTTAGGCGTCTGTGGTGTAGCCATGGCTTGCATCCCACGTCCGGTGCGGGCAAAGTAAAACCCGCCGGTCGCGTTGGCAACCGACGGGCATCTCACCACCCCACACTACGCGCAAACCGGCCTTTCGGCTCCTCCCGAAAGGCCGGATTTATTCGGCGGGCTCGTGCACCAGCTGGCCGTAGCGTTCGAGAACCAAGCGCTCTTCGTCGGCGTCTGTCGTGACGCTCAGCTCAGGATTGCCGAACACCGAGAGCTGGGTGACGCTACTCCACAGACGGTCGCCGTAGAGCCGAATATGCACCGCGCCCTCTTCGTCGCGGACAATTGCGATGCGCGAGCAGTCGTGCACGAACATTGTGCCGAACCGCGCCGGCTTGTCAGATGTCTTGCTCATCCTCTTCCTCCAGTTCCTCGAAGGGTACCCAGACCCAGGCTTGCACCAACGCACCGGCTTTCGAGGGTTTAACCGGTGCGTCATTCTCGATCTCGATCGCGCAATCAGCATAGAGCTTGCGCGCCCTTGCGATGAGGTCGTCGTATTCAGGCATCAGTGAATCTCATCGGATGGTGCCAAATGGCAGACGGCACCGCCTGTTTGGCGAGGAACTCATCAACGTCGGCAACCCGCACCGGCAACTCGGCGACGACGCCGACCTGTACGGAACTCATGATCGCGTTGCGGCAAGTTTCGATCGCCTTCTCGCGACTAAAGCGTCCCGCCTCGGCAAGGTTGGGTGTGTAACCCCAGCCGCCCGAGCGCCACCAACCGCGGTGCTCGTTCGACCAGATCAAATACAAGTCTTCCATCAGCTCCTCCTCGATGAATAGATGACAGTTGCCGCAATAGCGTTCCTGCACATCATTGATGTTGTGGCTTGTCCTGCCGCAGCGCGGGCAGGTGAAAGCCGGTTCAGGGCCGAGCGTCGCGTCGGCCGGGTTGCGAGCCTTCCAGCTGTCGTATGTCACCTCTTCGCCTTTTGCTGTTTGATGAATGCAAGGAACGCGTCGAGCACTTGGGGTTCCAACGCAACCCAATGATCGCCATGCTCGCGAGGTGCGCGCAGCATG